TGAATGATGCAATAATCTCTTGTATATCTTGATAGACGTTCATTGTTAGATGTACATGCCCAACCATCCAAAATGGTATGGAAAGATTACCAGAAATCCATAGTAGTAGGTATTTTATAAACTTCATACCTTTTCTAATTGATCTTCGTTGAATATGTGAAGAAGTCCGTATTCGTCCATCTCACCTACTACTCGAACATTACCTTCTACGGTTTGAAATACTGATACGATGGTGCAAGGAAACTTATATCCTTTAACTTTAATTGCCTTGTCTCCTACTTGGAATTTTGTTTTGTTTTGTTGTGGGAAATCACCATCTGATAATTGTGGGTCATTCCAATCGTTTTGTTGGTTCATAATTTTAATTTGAGAGTGGTATTTTTATACTTGGGTGTGATTGGTAATTTTTAAGTGTAAAATCACTAATAACATAAGATTCTATGGATGGTCTTGACCCTTCATAATTTGGGAACGGATTAAGAGTTGGTAACTCAAATGGTTCTCTTGTTAATTGTTCTTTCACACCATCAATTTGATTTAGGTATATGTGACAATCTCCCATATTTGAAATCAATTCTTCAGGAACCATATTAACTTCTTTCGCCAATATAATTAGAAGTAATCCATAAGACGCTAAATTGAATGGTGTTCCTAATGGTACGTCCTGGCTTCTGCAATTATACATTAAAGAGATTGCTCTGGTTGGGATATTCCATTGATTAATTTCAGAATGAGATAAAGTGTCAGGTCCTCCCCCATTATAGATTTTATTAAACACTTCTTGACTGACTAATGATCTTCTTTCTTCTAAACTCAACTCTCTTGTATAAACTTGAAATCCATAATGACAAGGTGGAAGAACGGACGCTTCTAAATCCGCAGGATTCCACGCCGAAACCATTAGTCGTCTTGAATCAGGATTTGTTTTAAGGTCGTTGATTAGGTTTGTGATTTGGTCTATTTTACCAAAACCATGTTTATCTTCTAAAGAACCTGCACTCCATTGTCTCCATTGCTTACCATAGATAGGGCCCATATCAAACATTGAATCGTGAAAGTTATGGTTACCATCTTTTACCTTTTGTTTAACTTCTTCAAGTGTATATGGTTTAGAACAAGTTGTTTTATAATGTTTTTCCCAATCACCATCCCAAATTGTACAATTGTTTTCCCAAAGAAATCTAATATCACTATCACCACGAAGGAACCAGAGAAGTTCGGTTACCATCGTCTTCCACGCCATTTTTTTGGTTGTTAATACAGGAAACCCTTCACTCATATTATGACGGATTGTATAACCAAAAATAGATTTGGTTCCTCCATTTCTAGTTTCTTTTTTTACTCCATTATCCAAAATGTCTTGGAGTAAATCTTGGTATTGTTTATCGAGTGAATTCATTATTGTTCTATTTTTTTAAATCTAAAAATTGGAGTTTCTTCAACTCCGTAGTCTTGAGTATCGACTTGATCATTCCACTCGGAAAATGGTCTTGCGTATTGTGAACCAAATGAAAGTGATTTGTAAATTACAAGTGGTTCATTAGTTTCTGTATGATTACACATGCAAATAACTTCATATTGACCACCTTTGTAATGTTGGTATTTTTCACCGGGTTTAGGATATGTCTTATTAAGATCACTCATTTCACTATCGCATTTGAAAGTTGATTAATCAATCCCTGTAGTTCACCAAAACTATTAAATCTAATTGATGGTTCTGTATTGAAGACCTCAACATACCAACCGTTGTTTTGTCCTTCAAAACCTGTGCAGGATATAAAACCTAAACCACTAGCAATATCCAAAAAGTAATAGTAATCATCATCTTCATCCATATAGTTTTTTTCAAAACCAAGTAATTGTATTTCTCTTTCTGTCATCTTATTCTGATTTAAAGATTTCTTTCCAATATGATTCAAATGTCTGCCAATTTTCTTCAGCAATACCTTTACCTTCAAACCTACCTGCCTGATGGGCTGTGTTCCATGTTGTAACTATCTGCTCTTTCTCCATTTCTTTGGCTTGTTTAGACATACTTATTGATATTCCACCAACTTTTTTATACTGCTCAACCAACCACTCTACTGCTGTTTGTTTCATCTTATTTATTTTTATTTTTTTGTACTACAAAATATCAATCAAATCATCTTGTGAAATATCTATAAAATTATTTCCATCCATTAGCCAAGTTTCATTATTAAAGAGCATACAAGTTAATTTTTTTGGGTCGTTTTCTTTAAAGTAGTTATTTTCATTCATTTGCATAAAATTAAAAATTGTTGTAACTTTTTTTTCTTTTATTAACTGAATCTTATTCATAGAAATTATTGAATCGTCTAAATAATTGTATATTTTAATTTCTTCTAAAAAATCAACATCATCAAACTTTTCTTCATCATTTTTTATTAGACCCACAATATGTTTAATTAATTTATCTCTTTCTTCTTCCGTTGCTTTTGACACCACAATTTTCACTTCATTGACATCTGATGAAATTAACGGTGTTGGTTTTTCTTTTTGAACATCTTGTTCCATACCTGCACCTGCTACAAATGAATCTTTTAGGTTTTTTTCCTCCATTGCTTTTGCTTGTTCTAAATCTTTAATTGTTAATTGACCCTCATTGCCGTAATATATTTCAATGAGAGTTTCTACTGCTGTCTGTTTCATATTATTTCTTTTTAATCATTCATATTGAGACCATAATCATCCAGAATAGTTCTGATTTGTTCTCTTAATTTGTCACAAATTTCGACTTCTTCACTAGATGCTTCACCTGTTCCATTGAATTTTTGCCCATGTTTTACAGTTGATCTTAGCGTTTGATCTAAATCCCACATGGCTAATTTCCATTTGTAACCATCCAGTGCGGTTCTTGCGTCTTGTGATTCTTCTACAGAATCAAATTCTATTATTATTTTTCCCATAATATCAAAATTACAAATTTTTATCCAAAGAATCAAGAAACTCGTTGAAATTTTTTTTGGATGGTGGTCGACCATCAATATTATGATGACCATTGTAGTAATTTCTTATTTTTTGAATTGTTTCATATACTTCAATTTCTTCAAGCCCATCTCTTAAAGTGTTTTCCCAAATTGAAATTTCTTCATCGTCGTGGTAAAATCCTTCCGAACCGATATAATTATTTTTTACATTTTTATCTTCAAACGCACCATCAGGACCCTTATTAACGTCGTCCGAAAGGTAAGGTATTTTATTTTCATTCATATTGAAATTATAATCAAAAAATTTTAATAAATAAATAAGATGTGAAAGATCCAATTAAGTAACCACATGCAGAAGAAAATGACAATAAAATTCTTTGTTTCCAGTTTTTCGCATCAATCATAAATCCAACGAAAGGTAAACTTAAAAAGGGTCCTATAAATGCAAAAAACATCATACCAAATAAATTTTGATCAGAAACAAAACTTATATAAAAAGTGGATCCCAGTTCAAGTAAAAAGGCCGAAAAGGAAATTATTAGATACTTTCTCAACTGAATAATTTTTTTAATTTTTTATTTCTATGGAATGATAGTACAAACCGGTGAACTTCGTTTTGAATTTCAGCAAGTAGATACCCAAATTCATTTCGTGGAATGTCAACTGATGATCCATTAGTCAGGTGAATTGTTTGAGACTGGTGTTTGTCGTTTTTAGAAATAGAAATCAAATCAATACGAGATAACAAACCAAGAGATTCGAATACTTGTTTTGCAACACCCAACTGACCTTTACCACCATCAATGACAACAAGTGAAGGTAACTCTTGTTTTTCACTTAAAAGTCTTGTAAAACGACGATTCAAAACCTCATAGAAAGATGCGTAATCATCTGGACCTTCAACAGTTTTGATATTGAACTTACGATAGTTTGACTTATCAGTTTTACCATTCTTGTAACGAACAAGAGCAGATACCTGACAATCACCGGCAGTGTGGGAATTATCAAACGCCTCAATTAATGTAGGAACATTGATTAGACCCAAAGACTCTTTGAATTGACGGGCAACATCATTATACTTTCTAACACGAAAAGGATCAAGTTTCTTTTCAAGTGAATCAACCACAGCGATTTTAGATTTGAAGTCATTTGCTTTTTCAAACTCCATAGATTCAGAAAAGTTTTTCATAGATTTTTTCAAACGACTACGAACCTTGTCAAACTCAAAAGAAAATAATTCTTTCATCTCACTTACAATCTTCTTGTAGGAGAACTTCATAATATTTGAAACACAAGGAGCATTACAACGACCAAGATGAAACTCCAAACAGGTTTTGAACTTTTCGTTTGAAATGTTTTCTTCAGTTAAGTTGTAAGAACAAGAACGAAGATCAAAAATATCATGAACCATTTCATAGATCTCATAACAAGAGTTGGAACTTGTGGACTCCAAAAGAACCTCACCTGAAAAGTTAGAAGGATTACAAACCAAAAGTCTTGGAAAGTCCTCATCGGTCAAAGTAATAAACCAACGACGAGATCTGTCGTCTTTTGCTTTGATATTGTATTTTGGTTTCAAAGACTTGATAAGTTCATCCTCCAACAAAAGTGCTTGAGACTCATCGTTAGTACTCATGAACTCAACATCACGGATTTCATTCACAAGAAAAATAGTCTTTTGATCTTTGTGATTTTTTTGAAAGTAAGATTTTACTCGTTTAGGTAAAAACTTTGACTTACCCACATAGATGATCTGACCTTTCTCGTTTTTGAAAAGGTAACAACCGCTTGACTGGGGAATGTTTGTGAGTTTCTCTTGAATCATTTGACAAAAATACCTATATTTAAACTATAAAACAAACAAATGGAAATAAAAAATTTTTTAACAATTGTTATTCCATGTAAAAATGAAAAAAGTATAATTCAAAAAACTTTGGACCTTTTGAATTATCAGTCAGATATTTGGGGAGTTAAAGTTGTAGTTTGCGACTCTTCAGATGATGGTATAACTAAATTTGATATAATCGAAAGGTTAGAAATTAACTCAGATAAGTTTGACCTTTATTTGATGGATGGTGGATTACCTGCGGTTGCAAGAAACAACGGATTCAAACTTGTTGAGACACCATATGTTTTATTTGTTGACTCCGATGTGTTTTTATTGGACCCAAAAATAATTAAAAGAGCATTTTTAAGAATACATAGACAAAAATTAGATTTAGTAACCACAAAGTTTAGAAGTGATAACGGTAAATACAATTATATTTACCGTTTGTTCGATTTTCTACAATTGGTGTCCAAATGGTCCACACCTTTTTGTTTGGGTGGCTTTATGATGATTAGGTCTGAAACATTTAAATCTCTTGGTGGATTTGATTCCGACATAAAAGTTGCGGAAGATTATCATTTTTCAAAACAAATTAAACCAAAAAAGTTCGGTAGAATAAATAATATTGTATTTACTCCTCCTAGAAGATTTGAGAACAAAGGTGTATTCTATATGGTCAAATTATTTTTAGGTTCTTTTTTCAATCACAAAAACAAGTCTTATTTCACTGAAGATAAAAATTACTGGTAATGGAAATAACAAAAGTACCTTATAAAGAAGTTTATGAAAATTTTAAAGAAATCAAACCTGATTTATTAGATGAATATGCAACATATTATGGATGTTTCATTAAAGAAAAATTAGTTGGTATTGTTTCTTATGTAGAACATGATTCTGTAATTTATTTATGTCACGCCTATGTTTTGGAAGATTATAGAAATAGAGGGATCTATAAATTACTCTGGAATTATAGGGATTCAAAAATTCATGAAACTAATAAAACCATTTATGCCCATTGTAATGTTGATAGTTTGAAATATTTCATAAACAACGGATTTTCGATCGAAAAAGCCCTTTTTAAAGTAGTTAAAGATAAATGAAAAAATGGAAAACCGTGATCATGAGTGATTTACATTTAGGATCCAGACAATCTCAAACAGATAAAATTTTGAAATTTTTTAATGAGAATGAAACTGAGAAGTTAATTTTAAACGGTGATATAATTGACGGATGGGCAATCAGAAGTGGTGGAAAATGGAATAACGATTGCACTAAAATAATTAGAAAAATTATCAAACTCTCAGAAAACAAAACACAAGTAATTTATATTCGGGGAAATCATGATGATTTTTTAAAAGATTTTATACCTTTTAAATTAAACAATATTGAAATTGTAAGAATGTATAATCACGTTGGGATTGATTGTAGAAATTATTATTGTTTTCATGGAGATGTTTTGGATTTTGTTATAATGAAAGCCCGATGGTTGGCAGTAATTGGTGGATGGTCTTATGATTTTGTCATTCGTTTGAATACTCTTTATAATAAGATTAGAAAGTTATTGAACTTGAACTATCATTCTCTAGCAAATGATATTAAACAATCAGTTAAGGGTGCAATAAATTTTGTTTCTGATTTTGAGTCTGGTGCCAAAGGATTAACCAAGGAAAAAGGATTTGATGTCGCAGTTTGCGGACATATTCACCAACCGAAATTAGAAATTGATTACATGAATTCTGGTGATTTTTGTGAAAACTCAACTTGTTTAGTCGAGGATAAAAAAGGGAACTGGAAGATCCTCAATATTGACTAGACTATTAAGAAAAAACTTCAGGTAAATCGTCCCAGGATGTGGTATATTTTTGTGTAAGAAACTCTTGTCTCATGTGCCAATTTTTAACTGGATTGTTTGGTACTGATTGAGTTTCAAAAACTTCATCAAATAAAGACTTTTGTATGACATTGTCTGGAGTTAAATCATTAAAGATTATTCCACACTTTTTATATTGTTTGTTTTGTTCACACAACTCTTTAAATGATTTATATATTTGCGACCAGATTAATTGATTATCTCGAGTTGGTGTATTTAAAGAAATTGTTTTTGAATAATGGTACTTGTTTCCCTTATGGTAATTACCACTAACAAAAATTGTGACTTTTTTACTTAATACTTTATTTTGTTTTAATTTTTTAGTCCCCGTTTCTATATAACTAAACATAGCCTCAGACAACTGACTAAAATCATCAACATCTTTTCCAAATGATCTGGTGGATGCAATATTTTTTTTCAACTTAGTTTTTTCTTGGATCTGAAAACAATAAAATTCTTGTAATTCTAATTTAGTTCTCACACCATTAATATTCATCAACTTTTTTACTAAGTTTTCATTAGTGTCTATGAATTGACCAATACTTTCAATACCAAGATTTTTCAATTTTTTTGTCCATTTTCTTCCAACACCCCAAACTTCGTTAATATCAATTTTGTATGAAATTGATTTAAAATTTTTCAAACTCCAGTAAGAACATATTCCATCATAGTTTGGTTGTTTTTTTGCCATGTATGAGGTCAATTTTGCCAATGTTTTATTTGGTCCAACACCAATAGACACTGGTATTCCAACCCGTCTTAGAACCTCATCCTTGATTTTTATTAAGGTTTGATTCAATTTTTTAGAAGGTATATGAGATAGGTCTATGAATGCTTCATCAATTGAATACACTTCAATATTGGTAACAAACTCAGAAATAACTTTCATTACCCGGTCAGAAAGATCCCCATAAAGGTTATAGTTTGAAGAATAAACACAGAATTTGTGTTCTTCCATGAATTCTTTAGATTTAAAAAATGGTTCCCCCATTTTAATTCCTAAATCTTTTGCTTCTTGTGATCGGGCAATTATTGCCCCATCATTATTTGATAAAACAACTGTTGGTTTACCGACCGATTCTGGATTAAACAATCTTTCACATGAGCAATAAAAATTATTGCAATCCACAATACCAATTACTTTTACACTTTTTTTAAGATCCATGTTATTTTCCCCCATATATTAATTTGATCCTCATAACGTTTTATTTTAAAAACCCCATCTTCAACAATAATAATCAAGTCACCTGTTTTTAATTTTTTATTTCTATCGATAACTAAAGTATCACCGGGTTTGATATCTTCAATGTTTGGTCCAGAATATCTGAAATAGAATGTGGAATATGAATCATCCACTATCAATTCATTTAAGTCCAATCTTTTATCAACATATGTTTCTGCTGGGGAAGAAAATCCCGTAGTTTGTGATTTGATCAATAAATAATCTTTATCAAAGATTCCCATAAAATTATTCTTCGGTTTTGTTTTCTAAATAATACTTTTCAAACACTGAGAGACTTTTAATTCCCTGGTCTATGATTTTATCCAAAACAGAATTAACGGTTAAATTCTCAGTAAGATGTTTGTTTAACTTACTTATCAAATTTTCCGTAATTTCATTATTATTCGATAGTAACTGGTCGGTTATGTCTTTAATAGTAAATTTAATATTATACTTATTTAATACACTTTCAATTTTTTCTTTTAGTTTATCTTCAAGAAAAAAAATATCCCAGGATCTATTATCATCTCCTCCGGTATCATTTATTCCAGTCATCGTTAATACTATGGCCCATTTTGATTCTTCTGGGGTCATTTTATCCCATAGAAGTTCCGACATTTCAGCAACTCCATGTGAATAATAATATTTTAATATTTTGTAATTTGTGTAATCCATCAGAGTTTTATTTTTTTTGGTTTTCTATTTTTATTGATTAACTCTATAAATTTATTTTTACCCTCTTTGGTCACGTTTTTATGACCAAATGTTTCTGTCTGTGAATGACAATTCGGACACAAGACTTTTAAATTATAAAAATTATTGTTTTTTCGATTTCCGTCAACATGGTCAACCTGAAATGTTAAAGGTTTTTTATTCCAATCACTTATTCCACAACTTTCGCAAGTGTTGCCTCTGATTCGTTTAACATACTTTGACATTGCATTATTCCAGGTGGTCCCTGTTTGAAATCTTTTATCGAGATGGTGGTCTCCTTGACATCGGTTTGAACAAAACTTACCATGGGATTGACTGGGTAAGTAGGAAAATTTATTATTACATTGTAAACAAATCCCGTACATAAAATTTATTTTTAAAGTTCTTGAACTTTTTTCATGACATCAGTTACATCTTCTTCACTCAAGTAACCAATTACGTCACTTGTCACAGGAGTCTCATAAGTCAAAAGACCATCTTTATCTAAAACGGCCACTTCATAAAGTCCATCACGACCTCCGTATGAATGAGTGTGTGATACAACAGATACACCAAAGCCGTTGTCAAATTGCATACGACCTTTTTTACCAACCATAAATGGTTCGTCATTTAATTGTTCAAATTCTAAATCTTCAAAAGTTTTCATATTTTTTAATTTTAATAAGTTTTGCGGTCCCGACGGGATTCGAACCCGTATCTCGCACCGTGACAGGGTGGAATTGTAACCATTCAACCACGGGACCAAGTTAATTTAGCAGTCAGGACAGGATTCGAACCTGTAATCCTCATTTACGATGCGTACTCCAATAACGCCACCTGACTATTTTCTCGTCTTTCCGAGATGTCAATACGGATATTTTGTGTACAATTCAGGACTCTCATATTGCTTCCTTAGTTGAAGTCAGGATAGGATTCGAACCTACAATGAGCAACCATCTATAACAGATGGATTCAACACCATGTCTCTTTACACTCCTGACTAACTTTTTTTTACAAATGTAAAACATATATTTAGATTAATCAAATTTTTTTCGTAAAAAACTAATTTAAGTTTGAAAAATAAATTAGTTCTTCTTTTTTTTCCAATTTTAACAATAAAGGTTGTGTAATACTAATCATTGAGTTATGATCATTGATTTTTTCCATAATTTGTTTTTGGAAATTGTAAATTAAATTTTTGGTAGTTTGGGTGTGTTCAAATGTTTGACATGACTCGATTACTTTTTCAATCCAGTCTTGGATATTACTGAAACTCTTAATTCTTTTTTCCATTTTCAATTTTTTTTCTAAGGTTTGAAGTTGAGAAATCGTGGGATCTTTTATTATAGTAGATCTCTATACCTCGTTCTAAACAAATTTGTCTTCCCGTGAAATCTTTGTTCTTATAATCTTCACCGATGATTCTCACGTCAAAATTAAATGATTTAAAAATATTTTCCAAATCTTTTTCATTTTCATATGGAATTATTTCATCCACAAACTTACATCCTTTAAGTTGTATGAACCTTTCTAAAACAGATTGTACCGGTTTATTTTTTTCTGGTCTATCAGATGTAGGGTCAGTTTGAAACGCAACGTATAAAAAATCACAAACCTCCTTACATTCCTGGAGCATTAAAATATGTCCAGCATGTAATAAATCAAAACAAGAGCAAGTAATTCCAATTCTCATAAAAATTAATTAGTTTTGGTCCCCAAACATTAGTTTATATTTTCTATCAAAAACTTTTAAAATTTCAATCAATTCTTCAATATCATCAAAGTCCCATTTTTCTGTTTGAATCCAGAATTTTGGTCCTGTATGACATGTGTCGGTCGAGATTTTTAAAACATTCATTAAACTTTGTCTCTCACATAAATTTGTGGATTGTGAAAATGTTAATGAAAATCCTTCAGCAACTATTTCATAATTTTCATGGGGAGTTTCAATTACTTGTTTTTCAGGTTCTGGAACATCTATTTGTGATTGTTTTTTTTTCATAGTTTAGAGTTTTACTAATAAGATACCTGGATTGATAGAATCAACTTCATAATTCATATTATAATCGTGAAGTGTATTTTTTACTAGATTTTTCATTATTTGACTATGTCCTGTAATAATATGAACTTCTTTTTTATTTTTTTTCATAGACTCCCACAAAAATTGATCAATTTTGTTTGAGACATCCAAGTGACGAGTACCATGCAGATCTAATGAATCCATTAATTTTTATTTTCCAATTTATTAATTTTTTTGGTAAGAATATTTTCATGAGTGTCAAACTTACCAAGATTATAAGTGATCGTAATTAGATCTTTGAACAAAAATTCAATAATTAACTCATTTTTATCATTGGTGTACATTTCTTGAATTTCTCCAATTCCGTTTGGGGTTAAAACTTTGACTTTAGATTTATTCATAGATGAAGAATCAGATGTAATATTTTATCTGGTTATTTTCGATTTCTATTTCGAAAATACCATCGTTTTCTAAAATTTTTTCTAACTCTTCGTTGTTGAAGGTGACTTGTTCTGGATGTAGAAAAATTTTAAATGCCCTGTTTTGTTTCAATTGATTGTTTTTAATTAAATCCAGGACCGGTTGATTTTCACAAGAAACTTTAGATGGGTATTGTCCATTAACTGTAATAATGACTTCATCGCCAAGTTTAATTTCATCACCTGAAACCACATAAGGTTTTTCATCAAGGATTATTAATTTTACTCTTTCTTTCATAAAGTATTTTATTTAAAAATATGATAAAATAATTAAAAAAGAAGGATTAATTCAACTTAAAATTATTTATAATTTCGAAATTTGTAGTGTCTATTTTTGAATTTGGCAAAGATCCGTAAGCATCACAATTAGTTTTTTTTGTGGTTTTACATGAAGATAACACCAACACAAAAATTATTAAAATTAATTTTTTCATATTTTTTTATTTTAATTTATCCCAGTCATCTCTACTGGTAGCAACTGTAATATTGTCAATTGTAAAAAAAACCTCATCTTTAAAGATTCTAATATTTTTAACTTTTTTCAAATCCAGTTTAATCTTCGTATAATAAGTACTTTCATTTGCAAATCTTACGTAAAGTTCTTTTTTATCCATCTGAATTAACTTAAAAAATGATTTAGTTTTTGAATTCTGTTTTAGAATAAAGGTGTTGATCCTGGTTCTTCAAATTGAATATTTAAAGGAATTGTTACTGGTTGATCAACAGAGGGTATACTAACATGCTTAGCCATTTGTTTTAACTCTACCTTTGAAAAAAATTTCCAATTTTCTGGACTATTTTGGATGTCAGTATAAATTAAGGACAAAATATTATGAGGAATATTTGTCTGAAATGTGTCGACTTGTCTATCTTCATTATCAAAAACTTTAAAAAGATATCGATGTTTATTTACATCAAAAACATCAAGAAGTCCCATGATCTCATAAAAAAACCCATATTTTTCATTTGTATTTTTATTTATAACATAGATTAAAACTCCTTTTGAAGAATGGTCATAAAAATAGTCTGGAGAATTAATCATAGATGTGCACCATTTAGTTTGATATCCGTAAGTACAAGATGCTAAATAAGTCAATGGTTTGAAAACCAAATAACATGAATCTTCATAAATAATTTTTATTTCTTTCTTTGCTTTTTTTAAGTTGTCTTTGTTGAGTGCCAAATATACTTGATTTTCAACCATTTCCCAGGAGTCGTAAGTTGAGATGTCTTTGATTTCTACAAGCCCTCTTTCCATTAATTCACAGAAAGTCATATACAATTTAATTTTTTGATATCCAATAAAATTTTCAACGACAAGTTTATGTGTGAGAAATCCCTCAAAAGAATTTCTATCAACTAATGTATCCATTTTTTCATCATTGTCTAAACCATTTTTCCTGTATTGTTGTGTCAGGTGAAGATCATTCTGAATTAGTTCTTTAAACATTTTAACCAAAAACTGGGTGTATTTTTTTGTCTTACTAATATCATAATATTGTAACATGTCGATAAGCGACAAATCCAAATTTTTATTTTCTAATTTGACTTTTTTTAATCCCATAAATTTTAATTTTTATTATTTTTTTTATAACTCTTCCTCAATTCTTCTTTTAAACCTCTTAACAATCCTTTTTTATATGCAATATAATCTTCTTCATATTTATATGGCCAAGCAACTAAGTATGTGTCTTTTTCACTTTTTGGATAAGTAAAAAAATCTTTTTTCAATTTCTTTTTTGTCTTTCTTGGTAATCTAAATTTTTTCATTTTTATTATTTTTTATGTTCGTCATTATCTTCTTCAGAATATTCTTTCTTCATTGACCTTGGTTCAACAAAATCCCACTTGGTATTTTCAAACTCCTGAATCCATTCACTAACATCTTCTCTTGTCCAATGTGGAGCGAAAGAAGGACGATACTTAAATGGTAAATTTTTACTTTTGTCCCACTCATCAAGTCGTTGTGTTACATCTTCAATAAGATTTTTAGTCTTAGTGTGTTTAATCCACTCCCTATAATCATCTTCTGATTTGATATACATAACATCACCATAATTGTAGAACTCCATTTCAGGAAATTCTAAATTTGGGTTATTTGTATAAACATCAACAATTCCATTGTCGCCGTAATAAGAATCACAAAGTTCTTTTAATGAATATAAACTGGATGGTCTTTCTTCCCAAACACTACCAAACTGACGGACAGAACAGATATACAAATATCCATCTTCATATGAATAAATAAGTCCTTCAATTTTATTTCTTAAAGAAATAAGTTCGTCCATTGTTAGTTTAGTTAAATCCATTTTTTATATTTTTTCTATTGTATAATCCCACTCAAGTCTAACACAATTTTGTTTCAAACGATTGATGTGTCGGTAGTTATTAATATAACCCATCATATTCCCACTTCCAATTGCGTTGTGTGAATGAACCACAACATCAACAACACGTTTTCCATTCATCCACTCATTAACCAACCACTTAACACAATCCATACCGGTCTTTTCGGTGATGTTATCGTAGTTGATTGTGTAATTTGTATAAACATTTTTTTTCCATTCATCAATTGCACTAGCACCCAAGTCGTGATCCAAAGAGATAAGTTCAATATTTTCTAAACCGATCTCATTTATTTTTTCAACAAACTCGTCGTAAGATCGAACTACAATCCAATCATTATCAACCGGTGTTCTAACGTCATCTAAATATATTTTTTTCATTTTATTTTGTTTGTGTATTTTCTAATTAACTTGAATATCTCTGCAATATCTGTAAAGTCAGATGGTGGTGAGTCATTTCTTCCTGGAAGAAACATCACAGTAAACCCGTGATTTGCTGCAAACCTTTCAGTTACTCTTATACCACAGATTTCGTCGATATAAACCCAAGGAAAGTTTCCTGATAGTTTCACATCAATTCCAATTTTTTTTAATCTTTCAATAAACACTCCGAGTTTATCTGTACTTATTTTTGTACTGTTTCTTGTTTCCATTGTATATGTTCCAAATTTAGTTTTTACTTCTCCCTTCATGATTTAATTACTTCGTCTCTAAAATAAACATCACTAATTACCATTCCGTCAATATTCTTACCATTACCAAGATGAATATAATTACCTTCAATTTTGGTAATCATACCATAATCTTCCACCAATCCTGTAATTCTATTAACCACCTTAACATAGTCACCTACTTTGATGTCCCTTCCGTTTTTATCTCTTGTCATTTCTACTTCCATAACACTCCAATTTTTTATCAGTTACATTCCACAAATCTTTTTTTCCTTCCGTCATATGACAGTTGTGTTTCTTTCCGGTTCTTTTACCGAACTCCACAATCATATCGTTATGACGATTACGAATAAGATGGGGACATTCTTTGCAAGGTTTTTTCACCCTACAAAGTTAAGAAATGTTTTTTAATAAAACAAATTATTTTTTGATTGGTACGGTGTCTACAATCTCAAGAGTTACAGGAATAATTCCTCTACTAATAAAGTTAAGTTGTTTTGCAGTACCATAAGATAAATCAATAATAAAGTTAGATGACTTTGGTAGTCTGTCGTTAATTTTTACAAATCTAACGGAATCATTAATAAGGTTTGTAACTTTAACAATGGTTCCAAATTTAAATGTCTTGTGTGCTGCGGTTAGACTGTCTTTATGAAATCTTTCTCCAGATGCCGTTAATCTACCTGTGTAGTTTTTACCGTAATAAGATGCGGTTCCTGTGTATATTTTTTTAGATCCGGTAAGACTAAAAAATAAAAATGATAATAATATAACTAGTTTTCCCATTTATATATTATAAAGTAAATACAATAAAAGTAAAGTTTTACCTATTTCTTTTGTATTCATATTAATTCTAATTCTTTTTCATAAAAATACGGACAACACCACCTTGGATTGTCGCACATTAATTTTACCATATATCCACTATAACAACCAACTTCTATTACGGTTGCCATTCCAGATAATTTAGTTTTTACTCTGTCTCCGACTTTAAGATTTTTGAACTCGTCACTCATTTTTCAAATATTTAATTATTTTTTCTTTAATACCACATTGTTTGATTCCTTCACTTGATTTTGGCGTTAGAACAAAATTAGATAGACCAGGATTTTTATCTGATTCACCATCTGAAAAGTATTTTGATAAAAACTCAGAACTCATATTCAAATCGTCAACAGCAACCCAATGAGTCACCTCAGGATGATTTTCTAACCAATGATTAATTTCCATACTTCTTTCTAATTCTAAATCGGCACGAAATCTAAATGCATTCCATTCTTTTGGAAAAATGTCTTGGAATATATCAGTGACGGCAACGGGTCGTTTAATAATACCTTGACTGATGTAGTAGTCACCAAGTTCCTCTAAGGTCGCGTGAAGTCTCCAATCAGAACTTACCACAATCTCACATCCCGTTTGTTCAATAATTTCATTAAGGATCTTAATCGCTTTTTTATCAAAGTCATCAAATCTTACAGATACAGGAGCGTCTTTTTTCTCATTACTACTGTCAGGATTTGCACTTCGGTATTTCGCCCATTTCTTTGTTCGTCCACCCCAATTGTTTGAGAGACATATGACCCCATCATGATCTAAAAATATTACTTTCATATGACCCTTTTCAAATTCTTAATAATATTGTTTTTGGCTTTAAAAAAATTAGATTTAGAGGTTCCTTCGGAAATTCCTAACTCTTGAGCAATTTCTTTATGGGATTTTTCCTCGATTACAAATTTTTCAAATGAAATTTTTTGAGAATATGACAACATTTCGACAGCAATCATTAACTGGTCTTTAGTAAACTTATCTTTGAATAAAAAATCTTCTTCATTATCAAGTTCAGTTTGGGAAAACTGGTCATGATACAAAGGATTATACTCGATTTTTCCATTATTTTTTGGTGATCTGAAATAATCTATTATTGTATTTTTTACAATTGTTTTGATCCAGGTAAAAATTATCAAATCTTTGGTTTTTTCACATGTTGTTGAGCATTTTAAAGTTTCCATTTTAATAAATGCCTTTAAAAAACCTTCCTGACAGAGATCTTTACCAAGATCGTAATCAAGTTTCATATCATTACAGATTAATCTGTGGACTGTATCAAAAAATTTGTATACATCATCATAATTAACTTCAAGTGTTTTTTCTTTGATAGTGTTCATAAATTAAAAATTGGTTACAAATGTAATTAAATTTTTTTATAAAACAAAAAAAAGGGAAAATAAATTTTCCCGATTTTAGGTCGACCTTTGGGTCCGACTCCACCACCTTGTTTAATAAAACAAGGAAACTAACTAAAGTCTGTCGATGATGATATCCTCAGATTATCAATATAAATGTCGTGATATCTATAACTATCTAACCATGAAACTTTACTGGACGGATTCTCTTCATAATAAGTTTGAGTGTCCCACCCATCATCTTTACACCAATCAAGTGCCATTTCAATAAATTCATTAGGATCAATTTCTTCACCATATTCATTAATGATACGACCAGATTTGATAAAATCGAACAGTTCTTCTTTATTTGTGTAATATTTTTTATCGTGAAAGTTCCATAAAAACTTCCAACCCATACTTCTTTTACCTAAATGAATTTCAAGACCATCAATAAACTCATCCCATGGGGTTACATATTCTAAAGTATTAGAGTTTTTATCAATCGAAAATCTTTTGAAGATAGACTCTGCAGTTACATTAATTTGACGTATTCTAGTTAATAATAAATTTTTTTTAACCTCCATATCCTTCACCGAAGGGATTCTGTAAAAATTAGTACCCATAATTATATTTTTTCAATCCACAAATAATAGTTAGTAAAATTTGTATTTCCAGGAGTAATACAATGAAAAGGCACTCCAGGTATATTTCCATAATTGATCATAGATTCTGTAACTGTGCCAGAGATATCTCCCCATAAAAAAGAATATATACTCAAATTCAAAGTTGACATAGTGGGATAAAGATGATATGAATTTGTGTACCCTAAATAGTCATAGGTGTTGTGATTTATAAAATGAATGGTATCGTTAACATCAATTAGGGTTCCAAATTCACCAACCCTGTACTTTCTTAGAATCCAGGTTTGATTTGAAATTGATGGTCCATCTCCAACTACCGTTGAATCGTTGTAATCGATTGGGTAACCGTAAGGTGGAGGTGTTGGTTGGGGATTATTTTTTTGACAAGCAAATAAAATAAAACCAATTAAAATTAAGATTAAACTATTTTTCATTGTTTTCAATTGTTACAAATGCTTCTATTTTACTTCTTACTTGATCTTTGGTTGATATCATCTCCGTAGATGTTAAAACAACAGAATCTTTTAATATAATATACGGGATATGGATCAAAAAAGTTTCCCCATTGAAATAAGATAAATCACTTTGTAGTTCTAAAGATGCGTTTACTAACTTCAGAAACAACTTGAATTGCACTCTATCAACAAATGAATCGTTAAGTAATTCTCCCATTTGTTGATTGATGATCCTGATTTTAAAACATTCTTTTTTCATAAATAAAATTATCAGTTTGTTTGTAATTAAGAACAAAGGTATAAATAATTCTTTGATTCACAAAATTTAATTTAATTTTTTTATAATTTTGTAGAGTTGGTCATTTTTTTCAAGTGGTAAATCATCAAATGAAAAATAATTACAAACCAAATGTTCATCACCATCTTTCGCATTTCTAAGATCCGGATTAATTTCATCATCAGAATCATAAAAGTAAACATACATCAGACCTTTCATTTCATCTTCATTATTTGTGTGTTCAATAAAACCAACCAAATTCAATCTACCATCAATTTTGTAATTGGTCTCTTCGAAAAATTCTCTTCTAGCACACTCTTCTGGAGTTTCGTTATCTTCCATGTGACCACCAGGTACGGACCAGACTCCAGGAAGATTACCCTCGTAATTTCTTTTACATAGTAGATATTTGTCTTCATTTCTAACAATAATCCCTGAGTATCTTTTCATTTAATATTATTTTTTTATATTTATAAGTATGGAAGTAATAATAAATAATAATTCTTACAATGTCAAATGCATGATGACAGACAAGGACATTAAAGAAGGTATGCAACTCAAGAAATTCGATTCAACTTTTGATGGTATGATGTTTATGATGGGTTATGGTAATCACAGTTTTTGGATGTATAATTGTGTGATACCATTGGACATAATCTATATTAGCCATTCATCTAATTCAAGTAATAGACATGTTATTTCAAAAATTTACTCAAATTGTCCTCCATGTCGAGAAGAAAATCCAAGTGAATGTATAAATTATCCTGGTACCGGGGATATTGTTTTAGAAATACCTGGTGGTGACTGTTTAAAATACGACATTAGAGTTGGTGATTCTGTCTTGATTGAAGAATAATCAACCGAAAGTTGATATAAGTTGAGCCAATTTGTAACCGGCAAATGCTCCTGCGGCTGCTGATCCTGGTAAAACTATAAATTTTCCAAGTAGGGTCTCATATTTTTGTCTATTCACAATGTAAGAAATGAAAATGTAGTATAGTATAAAATTAAATAGTACCAGTAAGTCCATTTCTTTCGAAGCGAACACGACAATTGAATTCCCTAGAAATCCCCAGGAGAAATTTATAAGAGTTTCTCTCATCAACTCTTTGGGTGTTGTTAAAGCATCCCAGATAGTTATCTCTTTATTGATTCCGGTTTTTTTCTTCAATTGTTTCGATGTGGTGTTGGAGGTACCATAATGCCTTTCTGAGGTCTTCAAGTTCTTTGTCTTTTCCTTTTTTTCCTGCACGTGATATATATTTTACTGTGTTTCCTAAACTAAATCCTAAATCCCAAGCATCAATAACTTTGATTGCCTCGTATTCATTATTTTTACCAGATTGATAGTGATCAGGGTGATTGACCATCTCTTTTTCTTCAAACATTCTACTATTTTAATTTTTCTTCTTTGGTTTTTTTACTTTTTTTAACCGTTTTTTTTTCTTCATTTACAGAATCATCTTCAATCAAAATTTTAATAATTTCTGGAAATAGTTGATCAGCCCCAACACCCAAATTCACTTCAATAATTTTTTTATTTTTCATTTTTTGTATTTTAATCAATTGATATATTTAAATTATCTTCTTTTTGTTTTTCAAAAAGGATGGTCTGTAAAATGTAAGACATCACCTTTCTTTTGAATATTGGTAACAAAGTTTCCTCAATTGGTAAAACTCCTTTAGATTTCATTTCAAAAATTGGTGAATCTTTTTTTAATTTTGGGTTTTTTTCAAAAATATTAAGAAAAATTTTTGGTATGGTCAAATCGTTAGTAAGGTCCTTGAACAATAATTTTGTTGTGGTTTTGGTTTCGGTTGATGTTTTGCTTACTTTTTTAATGTTATATTTCCAGATGTAAATCATGTTTGTTTCTAAATTCCTATAAAAAAAGAATCCGTCGTTGGATCTGATAAATTTTTTATTTTTTTTCAATTTAACATCCACTGAGTCAAAAATAGCACTCCAAATAGATTTTGCAATTTCGAAATATTCTGTGATCATTGGTGAGGAATATTGTAAAATTTTGTTAAGTTCGGAAAATTCAACTGGTGTAAGATCTGGTAAATTCTTAATTTTCAAATCCTTTAAAAGAAGTTCGTCATCTATTGATGTGAATTTTTTATCGG